TACCGTACCAATAGCTAGCGGGTTTAGTGCATAGTTACCTCTCGTGAGAACTTTCTCACCAGATATGACGCTAGCCCAGTTGCTGTGGCTGTATGTGGCAGAGGCATGCCAGGTCTTTGCTTTGACCAGCTCACCATACGGAGAAATGACAAGTGATCCGGCTTTATAGACCATGTTGGAGAGCCACTTGGGGATGTACTCGGCTCGAACTGAAACATTATCGACATTGCCGAGTCCAACTGCATTTTTGTCAAGGGTTGCCCATTGTTTGTCACCTCGGTAATACTGATCCGCAGTTCCATAGAGGATGATCGGACCTGCGTCGATCTCTGTACCGCCTGCTGTGGTGACAATGAGGTTACCCATCGCATTCACAGTAGCGTCGACAATGAAGGCGTCAGACAGTTCCTGCATACGTTCTGCAGTTAGGCCAGTTACTGTTGCCATTTAGACACTCCTTTCTTAGAGTGAGCTGATGTTGTATGACTCATCATCAATCATGACGGCTGATGGCCAATTGATCGAGAAGGTGTTTGCATCGAGCATGGAAATCGCTTCGTCCGGACCAGTAGCGGTCCATGTACCATCACCATTATCGATGATCTTGAGCAGTGCGTTGTCAACGAAGAGCTCTAGCAGTTCTTCTGGCGTTGGCATTTTCGGGGGCGTATCTTCAGTTCCATATAGGAAGTCTTCGATAGCCTCCATTGCCCATGGATATACCACTCGGGAATCCAACACGACATGCGCCGTATAACGAACTCCAAAAAATGGATCTTCGAACTTAACTTTCTGAGTCGAGATGTCCCAAGAAAATGTCGAAGGTTCGGTATCATCGTTTAGGGTCTCATAGTCCTTAGACGATGGCGATGCTAGTGCATTGTAGACTAGATGAATCTTGTACGCATGATCCAAACCTTCAATGTCATTACCGACCTTAGTTCGATAAGCCAGGTTGAACCGCTTTTTGTTTTGCTGATAAACCTGAAGGCCATTAGCCAGAGACTCAGAACCTTCACAAGCCTCAAACTCTCTTGGGTAGGTGAATGCCTCAATTGATGCGTTGAAATGCTCGGGCCGTGAACGATTCACAATCTTATGACCATCAAGATATGCGGTTCGTGCATCACCTCCGGAAGGAGACTCGGATACGGAAATTAGACCGATCCAGGGAACGCCATCCTGTCCATCAATGTAAAGAACGCCTCGATCGACGCCAGCTTCATAGAACTTATTGGCAGTGCCATCCCATGCGAGTCTTGTCACGCTAACCTCCTTCCATTAACCGCTGATGCCAGCCTGAGCCCTGCGCTCAGCATTAATTTTTGCACGTTCTGCAAGAGCATCACGCTTCCCAGCCATAGTCTTCTTAGGCGGATTTTCTTTACGGTTGTGCACTTCGATGAGTGTGAACAACCGATTGAGATGCCAGTACTGAAACTCAACCGGGATCTGAAGTTTGTTCATCCAGTAATAGATGATTTCATTCGTGATGATCTCTTTAGGCTTACCCTGCCCCTGCTGAGGCGTAATGCCTCGGGTGCTGAAGGTGGTGGCCGTCATCTTTGCCTGGATGTAGTCGTTGACTTTATTAAGTTCGGATTGCTGAAGGTTTCGGTAAACCTCCGGGGGAACGTTAGGGGTCAACGTCATCATCTCGATGTACCCTAAGACTTCCTCGGTGGTTTTCTCATTCGGACCCAAGAAGGGCTTCTCGAATTTCGACTCCCATTTTGAAAGGGAGACCAGGGAATGCTCAAGTTCCAACGTAGCAATTTCGGGGTAGATGAAAGTTTGAGTTTCTTCGTCCCAGATTTCTTCGCCATGTATGGCAAGTGTAAGCATTCCCTGATCTCCTTTCGTGTTTGACTAGCTGTACTGGAAGGACCAGTCGTTGTCGGCAGTCGGCGGGAACTTGTAGCCTGCTGCGGGTGCAGCCGTGACCATCGTGTCCTCGGTGATGACGACCAGACCGGTCTTCTTGACACCATTGATGAAGTAATCGACGCCCGTGGTGGTCGGGATCGTGATCTCATCCGTGGTGGGGTTGTACGTCGGTGCAGCGGGCATGTCCGTGACCGTCAGTTCGGTTCCGACGATCGAAGCGACCTCTGCCGGGAGGGGCAGACGAGGATCGACACCAGCGGTACCGTACAGGATGTTCTCGAGGTCAGCCAGCTTGGCAGCGTCAACCTTGGTCGAGTCGATCGTGAGCTGAGCCGTGGGGCGCTTGCCGGGGACATCCACCGGAGTGGTGCTGATTTCCCAGCTGAGCGGCATCGGTTCGGTGGACTCGTTGATCGTGGCGTATGCACGCTCGGAAGGAGCAGCCATACCGCCGTAGATCAGGTGCAGCTTGTAGCCGTAGTCCGTACCCAGGATGTCGTTGCCGACCTTGGTGCGGTATGCCAGACCGAAGGTTTCGCGGTTCTGCTGACCGATGAACACACCCGGGGTGAGCTCGGCGGTGCCGTCGCAGGCCATGAATTCGTCGGGGTAGGTGAATGCTTCCAGGGAGGCCGCGAACTCTTCCGCAGAAGTGATGTTCGCGTAGACCTTGTTGTCGGCGTAGTGCTTGCTCGACTCGGCGCCCGAAGGGCTCTCCGTGACAGCAGTCAGACCGATCCAGGCGTAGCCCTTGTTGTAGACGCCTTCGGCATTGCGGCGAAAGAGAACGCCCTTGTCGACGCCGGTCTCGAAGATTTTCTTCCCCGGCTGATCCCATGTCAGTTGAGTCATGGTTTATTCCTTTCAGAAATAAAGATTGAATACATCGTGGTAGAGCGAGCTTGCTACAAAGCGCCTTTCGAAGGCGCATTGCGGCAAACTATGGACTGCGTCGGGGATGTCACTAAGTGGACTCTTATCGATCACTGTCACTTGATAGCGCTTCGTTCGGCGATACGGAGTATTGTCTGCATGTGTAGCACCTCGACTATCCAACTTAAAGATAATGCAAGGATACTCCATGTTGTCTGCAGACGGTTCCTGAAACCAAGCTTTCTTAACTCCCGGAATACTATTCAGTATTGCCTGGAGCTGCAGGTATCGGTCCATTGTAGATGTCCCCCATCCCGATAATCAGTCGAGGCTTTTTAACCTCGAGACTATTGACTTGCCACCTTTCGCCCTCAAACATGATGTATCGAATCTCCTTTAGGTTTGTAAAGGCAAACTTAGAAGCTACGATGCTGATTGAGTTGCTAATTGTGGAGTCAGGATTGACATCATCACCTACAACAAAACGAGTTGAGTCGCGGAGGACGTCACCACGGAATTTCTTCTCGATGATGACGCCCTCCGCAATACCCGGTATGGTTTCTACAGTGACTCCGAAGCCGACTTCACCATAGAACCGTGCCATTTTGAAGTGCTAACTACGCGGTGTAGGTGAAGACCCAGTGACGGGTGCTCAGCGGAGCCAGGTAGTAGCCAGCCTTCGGCTCAGCATCGACGTCGGTGGTCTCGGTCATGTTGTAGGTGCCCGTGACGACTTCACCGTTGATCAGGTAGTCAACGCCAGTCACCGTGGGGATGGTGATGACGTTACCCGTCATGGTCGGGGCTGCCGGAGTAGCCTCGATACCCTGATCGCGACGGATGACCAGAGCCGACTTGGGCTTGGTCAGTGCGCCGGAGCAGCGGGTTTCCAGCAGGTACTTGTGCTGGTTGAAGTCGATGTCGAAGTCCTCGAAGAACGTGAGTTCTCCGCCCTTGTTGGAACCGACGGTGTAGTCGATCAGGTTGACGATGATGCCGAGCAGAGTCGGATCTTCCTCCATGACCTCGACGGCCACGATCTCCTTGACGCGGATTGCGGCAGCCAGAGCAGCTTCGGTCTCGTAGAGACGACGGCCCATCTTGTCCTTCAGCAGCAGGAGTTCGGTGAGAACCGAGTCCGTGGTGTAGAAGGTCGGGGAGCCGGAGCCACGGTAGTTGGTACGCGAGCGGGTGATCTCGTCGATCATCACGTCGGGTGCAACGTTTGCAGCCAGCTGAACCTTGTGGGCGTAGAGCTCGTGGTCGTTTGCCACGGAGCGAATGCCGATGCCGTCGACCTGACCCTGAGGGTCCTTGATCTTGTCGGCGTGACCCACGGTGCGACCATCGCCGATGAGGATGGCGCGAGCGAGTTCCTCGTTGAGCATGAAGCGGATTTCCCACTTCAGCCAGGCAACGACGTCCAGGTCCGTGATGTCCAGGATGTCATCGCGGTCCAGCTTCTGCTTCTTGTAGATGGTCGTCGGAGCAGTCGTGCGCTGCATGAGCACAACGACTTCTTCCTTCTTGAGGTCGCCCTTGGTGTAACCCTTGGCGCGAGCTTCCTCGGCGGTCAGGTCGGCGAGGATGGTCTTGACCTTCGCGAACGGGGAGTGCTTCGTTGCGGAGAGGACCTTGGTGACCCACTCGGTCTGGCGAGCGATGAGCTCCGGGGAGTTCTGCTGAACCCGAGCGTCCGGGAAGAGGACGTCGATGTTGGTGATGCCGTAGTCGGCGTGGTTCAGGACGAAGCCCTCGAAGGCCTCCTTGTAGGAGCCCGTCTTCTGAGCGAGGGAGTTGATCTCTTTGAGATCATCGTGGGACAGCGTGGGACGCTGTTCGACAGCGCCTCCACCGGCGTTGGATTCGAATGCCTTGTACTTCATGGTGTCGGAACCTTCCTGAGTGTGCTTGAGATTGGGGTCGTCTTCGGAGTCTGAAGACTCGTCAGTGGTTTCTTTGGAATCTTCGTCAGATTCGGATTCGGCCTTGGAGGCTTCCTCTTCCTCTTTCGATTCTTCTTCTTGGTGCTGAACTGATTCTTCGGAATCCACTTCGGATTCTTCGAGAGCTTCGCCGATCAGTGCGTGAACGACGCCGAGCTGAGTCGGAGTGAACGAGTCGAGGACTTCATCCACATCGATCTCTTGGTCGGTTTCTTCATCGTGCAGGATAACTCCTGCCTCGTCGTCATCATCGTCATCGAAGTCGGCATGTTTGACCGAGCCCGATGCTGCCTGACTGACGAGAGCGTAAAGAACCGTCTTCTGCTTCGGATTCATGGTTGCCACAATGTCAGCAACCGATTCCTCGTCGTCAGAAGATTCATCTTCTTCAGCGTGGTAGAGGGTGGGCGCTTCATCCCAGTGGATGATTACCTCACCTTCCATCATGTCAGAACCATCGCCACTGTGGTGAAGGTTGACGTCCTCGATGAAGGCTTCGGGATTTGCACCCCGATAGACGAGACTAACCTCGCCGATCATGCCATGAATGACATCGCCACCACGCTGCTTGAGCTTGTTGGCGAAGATCGACAGAGCCTTGATGTCACCGTGCTGGACCATCGCCTTTGCGTGGCGACCGCGATCGGTGTTGTTGAAGTACGCTTCGGTGTAGATGCCGTCTTCGCGGTGGAAGAGGATGGCATGGCCGAGTACGTTCTCAACGTTGTCGTGCTGGTGCTGCCAAACAAGCGGCACCTGCTGACCGTCCTGATGCAGGAATGCGCCGTGCTTGATCGTTCGACCATCGGAGCACTCGCGATCAAATCGAGTCGCATAGCCTGTGAAATCAGGCAGTCGAGTTTTCGTCTTCGTGACTGTCATTTTGAAGGTTCTCCTTCCTTTCTTGAGTTGCTTCCGGTGGTTTGTCAACCTTGCCGACGTTGTCCTCGTTAGGCATGTTAGCGTTCTGCAGTTTGTCTGCTTTAGCTTCCTTCGAGGGCTTCATGCCGATTGCTGATCGCATCTCGTTGCCAGTGACAATCTCATTACGAGAAAGCTTGTCTCCGATTTCGGCAATGTCTGCAAGTGTTGCGTTCTTGAATGGATCACGGTAGAACCGCATGGCATGGCCCTGAGCACGGGCCGTTTTGGAGATGAACTTTCGTTCAATACCTTCTGCAATGGCGGTCAAGATGGGCTCCACAGTGCGGTTGTGGTAGTTGATCATCATCTTTTCATCAGCCGTACCCTCGAAGACTTCCTTAGTCATGCCCAGCTGTGAGTACAACTGCTTAGTCAGGAATTCAACCTGAGCAAGCATGTTGTTCTCGGCGGGTCGATTCAACTGAGTGATCTTCTCGGTAGCATCGGCATAAGCGACGCCATACTTGGAGTTGTAGAGCTGCTCTTCCATGTCTTGACGGCGCTGTGCTGCCTGAGCTTTTCGAGTGTCAGACTTGACGACGTATGGAAGCTGGATGATGATGTCAAGCTTGCCGGAACCGGCCTGCTCATCGATGGCATCAAGAAGACTGAGCTTACGAGTCAACCGCTTTAGGGTGGAGTTGTCGTCGTTCATCACGGCATACATCGGATTTTCGATGATTGCCACATGACGCTTTTCAACAGTTAGCTCTTCCCGATTGCCAGTGTCTTCGTTGTACACGAGGACGCGAACATACTCAGGAAACCACCCTACTACTTCGCCAATGCGAAGCTTCTCGATGTTGTACGACATCGATTTGGCTGGATCGCCGTCAGCTTCCATGATGCAAAGTGCAGCAACGCCCTTATCGAAGAGTGCCATGACGATGTTCTGTCGAAACTGTCGACCAGCTTCGTCAATGTTGGCCTCGTATAGAAGACAGTCATTGATTCCGCTATTTTTAACGTTCTCGATGAACTGATCTGTTTCAAGATCAACGCGCACGTGCCGAATCGGAATTGCAGCAACATCCATAGCCATTTGGTTATAGATCGATGTGATGACGGATTTATCACCAGAGTAGCCAGGTCGTGTTCGGCTAGGATTGAACCCATAGCTTCCCGCAGAACTACTCCCCCATGACCGCATTCGTTCTTCAACTTTGAAGGGCTTGAATTCCCCTCTTGCGTGCGTCAACACATTTTTAAATCGATCAAATATTCCCATAAATTAACCTCCCTTCAAGGGTGTTGTGCTTCGACGAAGCTACTTCTGTTCGCGGACCTTGAATGAATCACCACGAAGCATGTGGAGATACTGCTTGCCAGCATCCTTATGCTTGGGCTGGAGATCGCTGACTTTAACACCCTGAAGGTGCTGAGCCATCTTCAACTCCCACTTACGACTCTTCTCAAGATATTTGGTGCCCTTGTAAGACAAGCGCATACCTTTGCGAATCTTTCGGAAGTTTCCCCATTTGGAACCTTTGTACTGCAGCTTGGCGCCCCGCTTGGTTAGCCTGGCAGATTTCTTCTCGAGCCGAACGGCTTTCTTAGAAGCTCTTGCGAAAGTACGAGAGGCATTACCTCTTCGAACCCCCCATTTCATTCCTCTAACACCGATGTGTTCCAGGAAATCGTCTACGGGGTCATTAGCGACTGGTTCGTCACTCATTCAAACGACTCCTTATTTGCTTTGTATGCGATGTACGCATCCATTAGTGCGGCCACGTTATCGATCTTCTGATCTCGACGAGTCTTCAGAAGTTTTCGGTTACCGTTGTTATCTTCCAAAGTAATGGCATTGCCCATGGCAAAGCTCATAAGCTTTTGGTTAAATATGAGCTTCTTCTGCTCACTCAGCTGCTTGAGTTCACCGAGTGGAACAGACTCAGTCCGTGCACCCTGAGGAACTTTCTCAATTCCAAAGGGTCCATTTTCCTGCTCCCAACGAGCAACGAATTCTTTAGCATTGTAAGGGTCGAATCCGAAGGTCCTAATATCAAACTTGTTCAGTTCGATAAAGTTGTCCAGATCATCGTAGACTTCCATCATGTCGAGAACAGTACCCTTCATGACATGAAGGCTTCCTTCTTTGATGAACTCCTCATATTTCTGACGAGGACCGCTAGATAGCTTGAAGTGAGTGTTCTGAGAAATATAGCTTCGGGTGATTATCCCAAACTTCTCATCGCGCATAGGAAACAGGAAAGTGAAGGCACAGAAGTCATCACCCTGTGAGAGGTCGGCTCCCAAAGAACAAGGTAGGTTCCAGAAGTTTGGTACACGTGTATGAGGGAGCGTCTCGTCGTAGGTGAAGAAGTACGTATATCCTTCCATGGGAATTCCGAAACGCTTAGCCAGGATATCGTTCTTAGAAGCAGGTGCTTTCTCAGCTCGTTCGACATCTCTCTGGTAAGTATCGTAGGATACCGTAATCCCAATGTTGGGTTGTGCCTTAGGCCACATGCGGTGGTCGGCAACCTCAGCGAGTTCGTCGAGTTTGTAGTGCCAGATTGAAACGTGCGGGGCATAGTACTCCCCCTTCAGAATGTCGGCTAGTTCCATCTTGATAGTGTCGCCACTACCATTACGTACGGTGCCTTCAGAGCTGATCGCAACGATCAGCCAGTTGCCATCCCCT